CCTGATTGCAAGGTGTGTGGCCTTGATATGCTCATCATCCTTGTCAATGTCCTGTACTTTCAGCACGGTTTCCAATTCCCTGATGCGGATTTGCTGGTGTCTGATTACTTCGTTTAATCTGTCAATTTCGCTTCGTCTGAACGTTGTCCTGCTGTTGTGCTGTGGTGCTTTTAATTGTGTTCTCATGCTGCAAATATAGTTTAATTATTTATATTTAGAAAATGTATTCAACGGTTTTTCCCATGAAATTGCATTGCAGCGTTCCGGTCATCCCGTTACGGCACTTGCTGATAATGAGTTCAGCATCTTCAAGTTCAGGTGGGTTGCCGCCATTCTTTTGTGCTTCGTAGTAATCGGGCCGGTATGGGAATAACACGGTGTCTGCATCCTGTTCTATCGCACCAGACTCCCGTAGATTTGCCAATTTTGGTCGGCTGTTTCCTTCCTCTGTACCCCGGTTTAACTGCGACAATGGCATCACGGTACATCCGCATTCCTTTGCAATCAGTTTGCATTGCCTACTGATGTTGGCAATTTCCTGCTCCCGGTTTTTACCGCCTGTGGATTTGACCAGTTGCATATAATCAATGATTACCAGCGTGGGTTTTATTTTCATTGTCTTTATTCGGGTTTTGATTTGGGCAATGTCAAGCATTGTGCTGTCTTCTATTTGAAATTTGTAATCAATCAGCAGTAATTCACGTGCAATGTTTTCAAGTTCAAATTCATTGACATCAGCGTTACGCACTTTCAGGTTATCTACCCGACCAAGGGATGAAAGTATTCGGTCTGCAAGTTGTTCTTTGCTCATCTCCATGCTGAACATTATAACCCTACCGCCAAGCTTTGCATGAGCAATCCCGATGCTAACTGCGAATGCTGTCTTACCCATTCCGGGCCGACCTGCGACCACAACATTTTCACCGGGAACAAAACCACCAATGTACTTGTCAAGTTTGGTGAATCCGGTGGGCAAACCAATGGTTTTGATTTCTGCCTTGCTTCGTTTCTCCAAGTTGTCGAAGCGGTCACCAAGTAAAGTGATCAGGTCAACAGCTTGTCCGTTTTCGTTCAGTTGTATTTCATCAATAGTTTTTTGAACTTCCGACATGGACTGCATTATTTCACTTCCGTTGGTTAGGTCATTGACAATTTTTGTCAAGTCAATAGTCAGTATTTTGCGGATGTATTCCTGATGCAACATTGAAACCAATCGGGTAATGCTTTCCCCTGTGTAGTAATTATTTAACCCTGCGATGTCCATTGCCATGTCACGGTGCTTCATTACCACAGCCACGTTGTCAATATGCTCGTTGTTGAGGTACATTGCCTGAATGGTCAAACACAGGGTGCGATATTTCGGTACGGTGAACCATTCGCTGCGTACCGTTGCGGTTAAATCCAGCTGCTTACCTTGCAACCACGTTCCGAGTATTTGTTGCTCTATCATTCTAAATATTTTATGGCCTTCGCCTGTTCGATTTCAATTGGTTTTAAAAATGGGATGGTGTTTGCAAGTTTGGTTTTCCAGTTCTTAATCTTTTTGCCGTGACCATCCACCCACCCAGCTTCCACCCATTGATTGTATTTGGCTTCAATAGGGTAACGATAACCGGGTTTCAGTCCTTTCATCCCGTATTCGCAAAATTCTTCAAGCGTAGGTATTGTATTTGTATTTCTTTTTTTATTTACAATTACATTTTCATTTTCATTTTCCATATGTACAACATATGTTTTAGATATGTTATTCATATCTTTTTTTATTCTGTTATTCCTACGACTTTCGGAATATGCCTTACGTTTTTCAACTTCCGCAGACAATCTTTCATTCAGGTAGTTACCATTTTCATCCTTTACAAACTTTGAAAATATATCTTCATCATATGTGCCACATATCTGTAACATATCTTTTTCAGTCAGTATGCCTTTTTGGTGTTGTAGGCATAGCAGGGTAATGTATTTTCCTTTTTGTTCCATAGTCAAAAGCATTGTTCCGGTCAGGAAGTCGCTGGAATAAAAAAGGAATGCTGGGTCTTTGCTCATTGTTTTTGTCCTTTCAAGGTTAATTTTTTACACTGGTTGTAATAGATGATTTGCAGGTCAAGTTTCATCCACAAGTACTCACATTGTAATAACGTGATGACCTTGTTTTCTCGCCTGTAATTTTCATACTCTTTGCGCAGTTCTAACTCTGCGATTTGCTCATCGCAATATGCGAATTCAAGTGGTGTGGGTTTGTAAATGTTCATAAAAAAAACACCCACACTTTCGATAGTTGAACCCGGTCTGGACACTAACCGACTATCTACTTGCGTGGGTGTTAATTGTATTCGTTTCATTTGTCCAATCTTCTCGGCAGGGGGTTCAGTCCTGTTATTCCGATATGCAATTATAAAACAAAGATTTTAGATTTCCAAATTTTTTTTATTTTTTTTTCCCACGCTTTTTTAATACGTTCTTCTGAAATTTTATAATAATTTTCATCAAGTTCAACACCTATATATTGTCTATTTGATAATAAACTTGCAATACAAGTTGAACCTATCCCCATAAATGGTTCAAAAACAATATCATTTTCGTTTGATGAATTTTCAATTAACACTTTCATTAACTCAATAGGTTTTTCGGTATCGTGAATTGTTTTACCATCTTCTCCTTTCATCTTTTTATTTGGGAATTGCAAAACATCAGAAGTACCACAGTCATTAATCTTTTTATGTTCACCCTTTCTCAACATAATAATATACTCGAATTGCGACATATAGGTTTGACCCATTATTTTATTATCCTTTACCCATATAAGATTTTTAATGAAATGAAATTTTTGTTTTTTATCTTCATTAAAATACATAGTATCAATTACTTTAAGGTAATTTGTTATATTCTTATTGTTGGTCATAATATAACAATGTGAATTATCTTTAAGTATATTATAAAATCTCGGCAACCAATCTTCAATTTCTAAATCATTAGTTTTAAAAATCTTACCGTTATTAACTTCTTTCTTTTGGAACATTCCGCCGCTATTACCACCATTACCTCTTGCTGTAATTTTATATGGAGGGTCTGTGATAAGTAAATCTACTTTGTAATTTTTAGCAATCATTCTATCCATAATAGATATTGCATCTTCATTAAATGTTTTATTCATGTTACTCGTTGCAATACTCCTGAATGTCATGCCAATCTTGGTCGGAAATATCATTGGCTTCATCACGCAACCATTCGAGTTGTTGGGTGACATACCACGACCATCCCTTTTCCCATTCTTTGAAGTCATCGGAGTTAAGTTCAAAAGGATTTTCGCCATTTGTTTCCCAGTAGTTGAATTGCTGACAGGCCGTATAGCCCATTTCAAAAGGTGTTTTTGTGTTTTCCATGCTGCAAATGTAATATACTTTTCTATACTTGCAATACTTTTTGTTAAATTATTTTTGTTAAAGTTATCAACAATATAAAAATATCGACTATTTACGAATAAACTTTGTGCAGTGAAGAAGCATACGAAGGTATACCTTGACCATTTTGGATATGAAAAAAGCGATTTCATCCCTTGCGAGGTATGTGGCGCACAAGCTGTGGACATTCACCACATAGAAGCACGGGGTATGGGTGGCAGCAAACACGCTGATGTCATTGAAAACCTGATGGCCTTGTGCAGACGTGACCATGCCCGGTATGGGGATAACAAGTCATTCAAAGAGTGGCTAAAAAAAGTTCACGCCCTTAAACTTGAACAAGCGCACAGAGATACTGATTGAACTTGCCAATTCAAAGTGGCTTCCTGACTTCTGCAACAAAATTGGCGGCCATGTCGCTGCCGACCTACAACAACATTTACTACTTATCTGTTGTGAAATGGATGCTGACCGACTGATACAACTGCACCAAAGCAATGGACTGGTCTACTATTTAGTAAGGGTGGGGTGCAATGCGGTCAACGGCAACCGATACACCAAGTTTTACCGTGACTTTATCCGTTCAATGGATCCGCTACCGGATGAATACGATGAGGAAGCCGAGGACTACGATGAAACCCACCTGCGTAAAAAACAAGAAGCGGTGCAATCTGTAAACTTTAAAGAGGTGGCTAATCACTTTAACCGTTCCGAATGGTATGTGGTTAAACTATGGCAGCTATGGGAAGACAAACAAAGCATGGCATTGATGGCCCGGGAAACAAAAATCAATTACCGAGAGATCAGCCAAATAATAAACGCAATCAAAACCCAGATAAAAGAAAAATACAATGAATACGATGACTGACATTTTGGGAGTGGCCGCATTGTGCGTTCTGCTTTCCCGGTACTTTTTCCCACCGATGATTTCATTTGTCTATGCGGTAGACAGCCGTTACAGGCCGACAATCAAACCTTTTGAATGTGGCTTTTGCCTATCTTGGTGGACAGGACTGGTATGGTTTACCGTTCAATTTGGATTACAAGGTGTCATATATGGCGCATTATGTGCTATATTTGGAGCTTTAATTGACCGATACCTATGACACTAATTGAAATCACATTGACTGGCATCGCCATGGGGGTTGTTTTACCCTGTGTTTGTTACTTCATAATGACAAGAATATGACACCTGAACAGCGCAGTCTTTGCCTTGACTTGAAGTCGCATATTGAGAGAATAAACAAGACCGGCACTTATTCGCTTGAAGCTGGGTACTATGCCAAATTAAACGAAGTGCATCGGCAGTTATATGGCATACCCTTCCCAGCGTGTAGGTCATGTATGTTTGATGCACTGAAAAAGTTATACAGGGAAGCACTCAATGGTTAGTATTATTCATGGCGGCAATGCAGGGGATTTGATTTATGCACTCCCGGCAATGAGAGCAGCATCCCAGTTGCACGATAGCAAGGTGCATCTGTATTTACAGGTGGATGTACCAGCGCAGTATGGTTTCAACCATCCAATGGGTAAAGTGCAGATGAATAGGCAAATGGCTGAAATGCTGTTGCCACTTTTGATGTCAACCGACTTCATAGGCAAATGCACAATCACGGATAAAGCGGTGCAGACCGATTACAACTTCAACCTATTCCGCAAGTTTCATAACTACACAGGGCATATCTCGCAGTGGTACTTCCACATTTACCCGGAACTGACCTGCAACCTTGCCGAGCCGATACACTTTGATGTATGGCAATTAGGCAATCACCAAATCATTTTGAACCGCACAGCCCGTTATCATAACCCGACTTTTGATTATTCCATC